CACCATCAGCATTTTGACAATCAGAATCAGCTACAACATGAACTGCTATAACTTTATTGTTTGCTCCTAGTTTTGCGTAATGTGCCATAATGTTCTCCTTATATATTATTTGTTAAAGTTTGTAAATTCATTTATTTAAGCTGTAAATGTTCCACTTCCTGTAAATACTCTAATTGTATCTGATCCACAAGTTCCTGTTGCATTTCCACCTGAACCTCCGCTTGCTGTTAAATGACGAATAACAACTATTCCTGACCCACCTGCTCCACCAGCTGCATAAGGAGATGGAGTGTGTCCTGCTCCACCACCTCCACCAGTATTAGCTGTTCCAGCAGTTCCAGGTGTTCCTCCACCACCACCATAACCACCGTCAGAGTCAGTTGTCCAACCTCCACCGCCACCACCAGCAAAATATCTTCCTGGACCAGTGTTACTTGGATTTGGTGCTACTCCATAACTTGGTGCTATTGGTGATGAACCAAAAATTGTACTTGCAGAACCAGCGCCTCCAAAACCACTATTTGGACTTGTTCCTCCTGGTTGTCCAACAGCTGAAGCTCCACCACCTCCACCTCCGTTTTGAGAGTTTGGACCATTATTTCCTGGTCCACCATCATTACCTTGTGGAGGACTTACTGGAGGAGTATTTCCTGATCCTCCTGGTCTTCCATTTGTTCCTGATGAAGTACATTTTCC